TTGAATTATAAACAACAGCTAGCAGTGGTGGAGGGATTGTTTATTCCATCAGATACACAGATAAGATTAGATTGTCCATTCTGTAGTGGGAGAAATACTTTCTCTGTAGATACAACAGAGGGTAATTTAAATTGGTATTGCTTTCATGCTTCTTGTAGTGCTAAAGGTAAAAAACAAGGAGAAAAAAATATGCAATATGTAGAGAGAGTATTTCATGGTAATCAAGAATTACATATAGAAGATGTTAATTTTAAAATACCAGATAGCTTTCAATCAATATACTCAAATGAAAAAGCTATGCGTTGGCTATCCAATAATAATTGTTGGGAGTCTTGGTCATGGGGTAGAGCAGATTTTAAATATGATGTAAAACAAGATAGAGTTGTGTTCCTAGTTAAGAATAGAATATCACATAAGATAGTAGGTGCAGTGGGTAGAGCATTAAATAAAAATGATTTTCCTAAATGGTTTATGTATGGTAATAAAGATGTACCATTTAAATGTGGTGAGTGTAGTGATGCAGTAATTGTAGAGGATTGTCCGTCTGCGTGTGCAGTATCAAATATATTAACTGGTATAGCAATCATGGGTACAAAATTAAAAGAAATACAAAAGTCACATTTAAAACCATATAAAAATTTATATATATGTTTAGATAGAGATGCTACAACAAAAGCATATGACATGGCAAAAGATTTAAGATCATCTGGATTTGATAATGTAATAGTAAAACCATTAGAAGATGACTTAAAATATTACAACACAGAACAAATAAGGGAGATATTTTATGATAGAAAAACAAATGATTAGGCTTATGCTTAATAAAAAATTTTATACACAATACAAAGGCACATTATCTCCAACAGTATTTGTAGGAGATATAAGTTCTCTGTATGATACAATACAAAAGGCACATGAAAAGTATGAGGAAGATATAAAAGTTGATGAGTTATACTCTTTGCATACTGCCATATTTAATCCTGCATTAACTCGTGCTGCAAAAGAAAAGTTTAGTGAATTAGTAGAGGATATTAGAGAAGTACAAGAGCCTAATCAAGAGATAGCAAAAGATATTATGCGTATCTTATCTGATAGAGATCTCGCACAGAGAATAGCAGTAGAGTCTACAGAAATATTTAATGGTAAGGAAGCAAACTTTAACGAGATAGTAACCATGATAGAAAAACACAAGAATGGTATCGATGAAGATAAAGTTCCTGCAGTTACTACTAATGTTGATGAGGTATTAGATTTACTAAATGTAACAACTAAATGGAAATTTAATATACCTAAATTACGAGAATGTGTAGGTGGTATAGGTGGTGGTAATCTTATGATTGCATTTGCTAGACCAGAGACAGGTAAGACTGCATTCTGGGTTAGTCTGTGTGCAGGACCAAATGGTTTTGCAGAACAAGGTGCAAAGGTTCATGCATTTATAAATGAAGAACCTGCTATTCGTACACAGATGAGAGCAATATCTTGCTACACTGGTATGACTAGAGAAGAAATAATAAAAGAAAAAGATATAGCAAAAAGAATTTGGGCTGAAATAAAAGATAATATAAGTATGTTTGATACAGTTGATTGGTCAATAGAAGATATAGATGCACACTGTGAAAAACATAAACCAGATATCATTGTAATAGATCAGCTAGATAAAATAAATGTTACAGGTACGTTTGCTAGAACAGATGAAAAATTAAGAAAAATATATACAAATATAAGAGAGATAGCAAAGCGTAGAGAGTGTGCAGTTATTGCAATATCTCAAGCATCTGCTGATGCAGATAACAGAAATAGTATATCATTTAGTCAAATGGAAAATTCTAAAACTGGTAAGGCAGCTGAAGCTGATTTAATTATTGGTATAGGTAAGAACATTACTTCAGATCCATCAGATAGAACTAGAACTTTGTGTGTAAGTAAAAATAAAATAAACGGATATCATGGAGAACCACACTGCATGATAAGAAAGGAAATAAGTAGGTACGGAGTATGATAACAACAGTAGACGTAGAAACATCATATCAAAAAACAGAGAATGGTGGGTATGATCCATCACCATTTCACCCAGATAATATATTGGTTAGTGTGGGTATTAACGATGAGTATTATTTTACTAATCATAGTGAGAGAATAGATAAAGGTTGTTATCACAACATACAATCTATACTAGATAAAACAACTTTGTTAATAGGTCATAATATTAAATTTGATCTGATGTGGTTATTAGAATCTGGATTTAAATATAGTGGCAGAGTATATGATACTATGCTGGGGGAGTATATACTTAATAGAGGTATTAGAAAAAGTTTAACATTAGAGATGTCTTGTCGTAGAAGAAAGATAGGATCTAAAGATAGTAGTATAAAAGAATATATGGATAGAGGTGTATCGTTTGAAAACATACCTGCAGAAGTTGTAGAAGAGTATGGTAAGATTGATGTACAAATAACTAGAAGACTATTTGATTCTCAAATGGCAGATTTTAGATTGCCAAAGAACAAAGGTTTATTAATGACAATTAAAATGATGAATGAGTTTTTAGTTGTGCTATCTGATATGGAAAGAAATGGTATCAATATTAATTTAGAAGATTTAAATAATGTTGAAAAAGAATTTAGAGCAGAGTTTGCATATCTAAAACAAAAGATAGATAAGATTGTATATAAACAAATGGGTGATACTAAAATTAATTTATCTAGTCCAGAACAATTATCTTGGTTAATATATTCTATGAGACCAAAAGATAAAAAAAATTGGGCTAAGATATTTAATGTTGGTATTGATAAAAATACAGGTAAAAATAAAAGAAGACCAAACTATTCTAGACAACAGTTTAAAAATTTAGTTGCAGATAATACAGAAGTAATACATAGAACTGTAGCTGAACAATGTATAGGTTGTCATGGTAAAGGTGTAATCAAAAGAATAAAAAAAGATGGTAGTCCATTTAAAAATTATAGTAAGTGTGCTGACTGTGATGGTGAAGGATATATCTATACACCAATGGCAAAGGTTGCAGGATTTAGACAAAGACCTAGAAGTGTATATGATATTGCAGAGTCTGGTTTTAGAACAGATAAGATTACATTAAATAAAATTGCAGCTGAAGCAGAGGGTGAGTTCAAAGAATTTATTGATGCAGTTGTAAGACACAATGCAGTTGATACATATCTAAATACATTTGTAGAAGGATTAAAAAGTTTTACAAATGAAAAAGGTTTTCTACATCCTAAATTTATGCAGGCAGTTACAGCTACAGGTAGATTATCTAGTCGTGATCCTAACTTTCAAAACCAACCTAGAGGTAAAACATTTCCTATTAGAAAAGTTGTAACATCTAGATTTGACAAAGGTAGTATACTTGAGATAGACTTTGCACAATTAGAATTTAGAACTGCAGTTTATCTTGCACAAGATTCACAAGGTATGGAAGATATAAAAAATAAAATAGATGTACACCAGTATACTGCTGACATCATAGGTGTATCAAGACAAGATGCAAAGGCACATACATTTAAACCTTTGTATGGTGGTGTAACTGGTACAGAAGATGAGAAAAGATACTACACTAAATTTTTAGAAAAGTATAAAGATATAAAAACTTGGCATGAGAAACTACAGAGTGAGGCAATAAGATTTAAACAAATTAAATTACCAACTGGTAGAGAGTATGCTTTTCCATATGCAGAGAGAACACCTTGGGGTGGATCTACATATGGAACACAAATAAAAAATTATCCTGTACAAGGTTTTGCAACAGCAGATATTGTACCACTTGCATGTATAAATATATACAAACTTATGCAAGAACAAAAGGTAAAAAGTTTACTTGTAAATACAGTTCATGATTCTATAGTGGCTGATGTTTATCCTGGTGAAGAAGATGTGATGAGTAAAATATTTAAACAGGGCACAGCAGATGTAATACCTGCACTTAAACAGTATTACAATATTGATTTTAATGTTCCACTTGACACAGAACTTAAAATAGGATATGATTGGTTAAATATGAAGGAGGTTTCATGACCAAAGAAATAGAAGCACTTGAGACATTAGATGAATATTCTGATGAAGAGTACTCAGCTTATCTAGAATACACTGCATTAAAAGATCAGTGTGTAATAGAACCAACTACATTGTACATAAACAAAGACCATGAGTTTTTATCAGAGTGGGATTACTTTGCAAATACTGATGGATTAGAAGTAAAAATAATAGATGGAGAAACTACGATATGTTAGAAACTATATTTGGTGTTATAATGGTGTATATTTTAATAGGTTTTTTTATAGATCCTTTTGTAAAATAACACTTGACAAATTACAAAAAATGTGGTATAAACAAATCAACAATTAAGGAGGACAAATGTCTGACAATAAATTAACAAACATAAATACAATGTCCGATGAGCAGATAATGCAAGCCATAGGACAAGACGATGGATCTAATGCAGGTAACAACATACCTAGATTAGCAATCAATCGTACACCAGAAGATGATGATGGCAATCAATTGCCAGTAGGTCATTACTACACCTATGATTCTAGTGTAGGTCAAAATGTTTTTGGTAAGCCTGCAACATTGAGACCATTTGTAAGTGCAATGCAATATATGCACTACGATGCAGAAAAAGGTGAGTACATAAACAGATCTATTATATTTAAAAGCTGGAAAGAAGAAGCTATAGATATACTAGGTGGAACTAAATGTGGTAAGATACCTTTCAAAGAAAGATCAAGTCTTACTCCAGAACAATTAGAACATCAAAGAACTATCAGATGTTATAAGTTAGTGTATGGTTTATTGTCTTTTAAAGATGGTAAGACAGCAAAAGGTGAGCCGCATGCCGTAGAAAATCTACCAGTGTTATATAGAGTTACTGGAACAGCTTTTACTCCTGTAACATCTGCCTTAGATCAATTGAAAAAAAGAAAGAAGCTAATGTTTAATTGTACTTTTTCTCTTGATACTAAAAGACAAAAGAAAGGTGGTAATGTATTCTATGTACCAGAGATAAATGTAAATGCTGATGCTAATTTACAGTTATCAGAAATGGATATGGAAACATTAAAAGTCTTTCAAGAGTCTATTGACATTGAGAATGCTGAAGTGATAGATGCGTACAACAGTGCTAAGTCAAAACAATCTAGTGGGTCAGATAAGATAGATGCAGAGATTGTTGAAGAGATTGAGGATGCACCAGAAAAAGTATTAGCTTCGTAATGAATACTATACTTTTAAAAGTACAGCAATACTTAGACTCAGTATCTAAAAAACCATCTAAGTTAGATGAGAAACTTGTTGAGGAGTTTGGTGAGGCGTGTAAAAACGCCTTACTAAAACAGTTTCAAGAAGAGAGAAGTTCTAAGTTTGAATTAAGAATGTCAAATGTAGGTAGACCATTGTGTCAATTACAGATGGAAGCTAAAGGTATTAAAGGTGAAGGACAACCTTACAATAATAAAATGAGAAATACTTTTGGAGATTTGATTGAAGCACTAGCTATATTTGTAATGAAATCAGCAGGAGTAGATGTTAAAAATGAGCAGAAAAAAGTTACATACAAGTTTAATGGAGACTCAATTGAGGGTAGACAAGATGTTGAGATCGATGAGAAAATATGGGATATTAAGAGTGCGTCACCTTATTCCTTTGAAAAAAAGTTTGGTGAAGCAGGAGGTTTTACTGAAGTTATCAGGGAAGATTCCTTTGGTTATGCGTCACAGGGATTTTTATATGGCGAGAGTCAGAAAAAAAACTTTGGTGGCTGGATAGCTATCAATAAATCAACAGGTGAATGGACTGTTTGTGAGACTCCACAACAACACAGTGAATATAAAAAGAAAGCATTGGATGCAGCTAAAGATAATGTTAAAGCGATTAAAGAAGGTAAACCTTTTAAAAGATGTTTTGATGACATAGCAGAAACATTTAGAAGTAAACCTACTGGTAATAGAGTTTTGGGCTTTGTGTGTTCTTATTGCCCATACAAACTTCCTTGTTGGGGAAGCGATAAATTGCAGTTGTTACCGCAACAGCAATCGAAAGGTAAAAATCCTAAATGGGTTTGGTACACTTCTGTTACAAATCCTAAGGAGGAAACCGAAGAGTTTAGTGGTGGATAGTTTGAGGGGTCTATTCACCATTGACTCTTTTAATATTTACAATATGAATTTATATTTTGTAGTATTTAAAAGTAAAAAGGATGAAGACTATAGATTATTTAGTAATCATTTATTTGATGATGAAAAAAAAGCAGAACACTTTGGTAAGTCTAGTATGAAGAGAGGATTTGAACATAAAGTATTAGATTACAATAGTGAAAACCATGACAGGTATTGGAATGAAAAAGAAAGAAAAGATTAGTGCAATAAATGCAATCAAGGTTATAATTACACCTTGGCAAAAAGGTTTTAATTGTGGTATTATTATGGATAGCAAATCTAAAATGTCCACAGAGCAATATGAATTATGTTCTACTATAGCTAGAGGCATGATAAAGATGGCAACTACCGACCCTCATTCAACGTTTCTATGGGGCCTTCGTGGTTTTGCTGAAGACAAA